GTTTCGGCCTTTTGTTTCTGCCTTCTCCCCTTTCATCAGGGATCAAAGATTGCAGCCCTTTTAAGTCCAACCACCCCCCCCCCTCTTTCATCGTTCTTCGATATGGCCTCCGTATCCCCCATGATAGCATGCCCGTCCGACGCCGAACTCGAGCTTTTAGAAGCCGAGTACTTGCGTTCTAAGGCGCTCGCTGCTAAACCACCGTCCAATGAGGACCCCCTGTCCGCTCTGTGCGACAGGATCACTTTTCAGCGCGAAGCCGCTAAAGACGCAGTCCAAAGCGCCGCTCTCTCCGCTTGCGCATTGACTGTCGTGGAGACACGACACGTCAACCGCCTTCGACGTCCCACACCCGATTCTCAGCATAGAGAATCGTTGCGACGCCGCCGCTCTCTCTGTGAGGGCCAACAACGTCCGACACGCGACTCGCTTAGTCGCGCGTCCCCTTTCGCCGAAATGGCGAAACGTTGTTCTCTCCAAAGTCCACGCTCTGTTGCGTGCGACTTTTCCTCTACGACGGGCATCACTCGTGACGCCTCGTCTTCTCACAGTCCCCTCACCTTTTCTGCCTCTGCTAGCGACGACATCACATTCGCTAACATGTATCTCAATAATCTAAAGTCCCTGTGTTTAGTCAACGCTAAACGAAACGAAATGAAAGTAATCACAACGAAACGGACCGTGCTGTTTAGAGGATATTTTAGATATCCTCCGACTAAACAGTACGATCCTGCTGGTAGGGTCGTGCGGTCCGTTTCGCACCCGCAGTTCTGCCTCTCACTGCACAGTAAGAGAGGATCGTCCGCCTTCTCGAAAGGTGGTTGTAACACCGCCCGCAAGGGTTTCCCTGTATCCCCAAAGGTGACACAACGCAACACCTTCACCGAACGTTTGGTGGTACGTAAAACCCCTTCTTTCAAACCCAAAAGTGCCGCCTGGCACTTGGTTGACGCGTCGGATCACAGAACGCGTTTCAACGCTGGTGAAGTGACGGCGCCGGTTCGGCGCGTTAATTCTGAGTTGCTGCAAGATGTCGGCGACTTCGTCGCTCCTGAATTTCTCGTCGCCACTCGTTGCAAAGTTTTGTCGGGTGCTGGTTGTCTGCTTACGCGCGTCGCAGACTACCTTTTAAGTTTCTACGCCGGACACCGCACGTTTTACGATTTCTTTAGAAATGGTGATGACGTCGTCCGCCTTTCTGTTGCGGGTGATTTCGTGCGGCTACACAGCAACGTAGCCGGTGTGAAGAAAATTTTCTCACTGTGCGCCCCTAGGTACTCTAAGTACTTCAGCGCTTTGAAAGAGACACGGGACTTCTCGAGTTTTCAAATGAAAACGCGTCCCGCCAACGGTTTCTGTTACGTTGAACATCTTTTCAGCGTGAACCTTGAGACGGGTCTCTCCTTCCCTTTCAAAAAGGCTTTCTCTCTTGGTGCTTTTCCCAAGGCTTCGGCTGTGTTCGACTTTATCTCTGAACACATTTCCGGTGACCTTCGAAGGAGCTCCATGTCCGGTTCGTTCGCCGGAGGTGTTTTTCACTGCCATAGAGGTGGTGATTTCCACTACGTCGACGAAGCGACCATTGTGGGTGGTTTGAAGAAAGCTTCCCCCTTCAACGAAACAACAACGTATTACGCTGGGGGTAAATCGTACAACCTAGGAGGTGAACAGTTAGCTAAATTGCCACAACCTAGGAACAAACGTTGTTACAGGTGTAAGCACGTTAGCTTCGACAACTCACTGGATTTCCTCCGGTACGTGCAAGCTTACGTTGTTAATTACGTCGTCGCCGGGGGTGTGTTTTACGATAAATTCCGTAACACCGACGCATCCTCTGTGACTGTTTATGTTCGTAACCTTAAGGCTGTCACCTACTGGCAAAGTGGCGGTGATGTGTCTTGTGCGACGTCGTATGACGCCTCCGAGTACGTCAATCACTTTGGTGAGCTCGTTCTTCACGTCACAAACCTAAGCAACTATAGACGTTGTCCGAGAAGCATCAACGGACAGTGTTACTTGCAGTTCGTTTTTGAGTGCTGTGTGGGGTGTGGTATCGCGTTCGATGCAAGAAAAGCCATTGAGGCTTTGCGTATATTACCCACGCTGAAATGTCTTCTTGCGTACGTTAAGTCCTTGGGGCTGGTGCCACCTTCTTTTCTAAGGGGATACTTTACCTCCAGGACTCTCTTTCACTGCGACATAAATTCTACACGCGTTGTGAGCGTGAACAAGTTTGGGGGGTCTGTCGTCATCGGGGGGGTAACCGAAAACTCACCGTCCCTTGTTCAGGACCAAGAACTTCTGCAGGCCGTGTCGAGCGCTATATCTCGGTCTGGGGTCAACCGCGACTCGTTACTCGTCAGATCTGTTGAGACTGAGGCTATCCGTGTGAACGAAGCAGCTCGCAATGAACGCAACAAGCGTCCGTCGCAGGTGATTCCTTACCAGATGAGCGAAGAGAAACAAGCGTTGCTGGTGAATGCTTTCCCGGAGTTTAATTTAAAATTCACGCATTCAACGCTCTCTAATCACGCTCTAGCAGCTTCTTGCAGGCTTCTCGAAAACGGTTTGCACCATAAGAAAGCCGGGTCGGAGTATGTCGACGTTGGTGGGTGTCCTAAGTACCACCTTCTAGCCGGACACACCGGCGTTCACATATGTCGCCCCGTCTGTGATCTGAAAGATGCGCAGCGTAAAGTACTGCGGGAGCATAGTATCATCGCGACTGAAACACTACCCCACAACCTGTATGATAAAGTGACGGTCGCGGGGTGTGGTCTCAGTGCGTGTTCGAAGATGATGAGTGAATGTGATGTTAAAACTAGTTGCATGGTAGCGACGCAAGTTTATGACTTGTCGTTGACGGATATGGCTAACGCTATGCAGATGCGCGGCGCTGCCGTTTTCTTCTTTTCACTTATCACACCAGGGGAGTTTTTGACGGATCGGGACGCTTTCAGACTTAGCGCTCTCGAAGTCGACATCATTGTCTCACGTGAGGACGATAGAGTGACATACGTCTTCGGTCATACCACGTATTCACACTCCTTATCGAACCTGTTGACGTTTATGCAAACGTCTCACTTTCGCTTGGGAAGCGACCTTTTCTCCGTCGAGATGTACGAGGTTAGGTGCGGTGTGAACTTTTACCAGATGACTCGCAGCAGTCGATGCCCGAAATATGAAGGGAGTCACTTGTTGCGTTTCCCATACGCCGATCCAGGAGTGACTAAGGTGAAAATACCGCGCTTCGATAGGCAGTCGAGGTGTTGTCTCCCAGGTGCTGATTACCTTTATCTCGATGCTGACTTCGTTGAGAAGATCTACCTCTTTACTGTGAACGCTTGTCAAAACGTGAACTCGAAGACGTTCGATTACGTTTGGAACCACATCAAGAATGCCAAAGCTAGGCTTGTGATTTCAGGAAAAATCGTTAGAAGAGACGTGTCGCTTGATATAAGCGAAATCGAGTCGTTCGCTGCCGTGATGTTGGCGGCTGGGGTTAGGTCTCGTTTGACGGCCGAATGCTTCTCGAAGAAGATTTCGCTGGCCGTTAACGAGATGTCTATCTCATCTATGTTGAAGTATGCCGTCAGCGAGAAATTGCGACATATGCGGTTCTTGTTTCGCTCGAAATTCACCACAGCGATTAAAAGAATCTGCAAAGATGCTTTCGACATAGACTTTTTAGAGGCCACGGATTTGATCACTTCTATAGGGACTCACGCGGAAATCGTCGTAAACGTGTCGCTTCAGCGGAGCGGGAGCATCCCTGCTAACGAGGAGACCAACTTTATCGCCGCGCAAGCGGCTCGGTTGATTCGCAACTCATTAGAGCGCGACACTATCGTGGAAGTTGGTGATGAAGTCTTACTGTCGCGCGCTGCTGAGGAAGAGAAACGGGAGAGTAAAAAATTAAACACGGCTTCTACTAGTAAAAGCAGTAGTAAGAAAGGTGGACTGGCGGGGGCGGGAGTCGGTGATAGTGTCGTGAGGTGGGTGATTTCATCTCTCTCGAACCTGATTGTGAAGACACCTGGTGCTCTCAAGGATTGCCTCCGGAACGTCGCTAAACTTCTCAGCTCTATCGAGATGGTACCGAAGTTCAGGAAACTTTTGTCAGTTATCCTAAACCCGCTCATTTTTGACGATACCGTTTCCGTGAGCGTTGAATTGTTAGCGAAGTGTTTCTCGAAGTTACTGAGCGCCTGGGGAAGTTACCAGCAAGGCGGAATGTCTTTCCGCGCAGTTTTGCGCGATTTCACTTTGAGCGTTGTGGTCGATTGTACTCTCTCGATTGCTCATAACGAAAAACCAAGTACTCTTCTCGATTCGCAGATGAGGTGTTTATTGACAGACTACATCTCCAAAGCTTGCGTCTTCGGGGTTTCACCCATCTCTTTAGATGGTATTTTAACTCTGTCAGGAGTATTGGTGACCGTGTTCAGGAAAGTGGTGAGTCGGTGTCTCGACGAAAACACTTCGACGTACGCCGGGTATTACAATAATAACGCCATCGATTCACCTTTGATCGCGTACCTACGACGTGAGTGTCTAAGGCTCGGGGTCGGGATCGGTGAGTACTTAAAGTGTCTGATACGTGATACTATTAGCGAAATGGTGTCAGCGCAGAATATGAAGGAGTACGGGAAGAAATGTTGTAGCGACATATCCGGTAAAGTGAAAGAAGGGACCGAGTGGTTGACCTCCTACTTCAAAGGGAAATTCCGCGTGGGAAACGAGGAATTCTTCGATGCTACTGAAGAGGATCTCGACTCTGGTGAGTCCACTAGTGTTAAAGGTGGTTTAGGAGGGGGTTCGCGATGTAAATCGATTATAAGTGTCGTGACACTATTCTTCGGGTTGAAAGCGTGCGCCTTATTTAAAGATTACCCTGAGATGGAAAGATCTCTCCTTCGATTGGCGAGGCATGCGGAATTTAGCAAAAGACTCGATTTGACTGTTATGATTGAAAGGTTCTTACGGTGCTGTTCGAAGTGGCGCGGTAAGAAATATACCAATATTGTCTTAAGCGTCGGTAGTTCTTTGTACTATCTTCTTAAATTCACCGCTAAGGCGACTGCGGGAGGGGTATGGGACTTGACCGTCTGGGTCGCACGTTGTGCGGATCAAGTGAGTAGGTTGGTGGCTAATTGCGGTATCATCCCCAAACCTATTAGGAAAGTTTTTAAAGGGGTTGTCGACGTGGTAAGGTCGTCGGTCTATATGTGTAGATTGGTTGTTTGTAACCCCGAGGCGAGTGGCAACATTCTCTTGGCAAAGGTGTCTGGCATAGACGGTCAATCACTGCTCGCTCAGTACAGCAAAACGATCTCATTAGGTCTTAAAGCTTGTTACTTCAAAGACTCTAGGTGGATTGGTACCTACGTTGATATAAACCCTAAAGAAAGATGTAACGGCGGGGTGTACTACGATTTTCAGTCCGACATCTCGGAGACTGAAATCGCGAATGTCGCCGACTTTGAAGAACATGTCATGGGTTTCGACCTTCATGATGATGAGAATCTTGCATGCTTAACACCGCTAAACATCGAGGTTCTCACTCGCGACGAATTCGCAAAGAAGATGGGTCTTTTCGGTGGCGGAGGTGGTTGCTCGTTCATAAGCGAACTCCTTAAGGTTTTTGCATCAGCGGGTCTTTCATTCGTAAAAACGCAAGCGGTCACCTCGATCCTTTCGATATTATGCGAGAGTTCGTGCACTCTCGTGGGATGTTCCTCATTGGTGTTGATATACCGCGTGGCGTCGAAGGCTGATGCTGTCTTACGCTTGGCTCGTTTTCTTAGGAGTGAAAGAGAGATTATCAAAACTTGTGATTACCTTCTCTTGTTCAATAACAGGTTTGGGTTCAAGTTTATCGAAACGCAACTTCTGAGATTGAGGGAAAAGGCGAAGACTATCAGTGAATGCAAAGGTTTTAAATTGATTGTCAGACCTCTCGCGACGGTAGTCGACATTTCGGATGAGGTCGCAAGGGTGTTTCTTTCAGTACCCTTGGTGCTCTACCGACTGTTATCTTCGATCGCTACACGCTCATCGCGGAGAAACAACAGTGGAAAGCGCGGTGACGCGCCGTCTCTGTCGGAAGAATTTGAGTTCAGCGACGATGATGAAACATCCGACTCCCCCGGGTTGAAAGCCGGCGGGCGCGGGGTGTCGATCATCGGGACGCTCGTTAAAATCGTTATGAGGTGCCTCTTCACGCGTGTTCCTCTGAAAATCTTGTACCATATCACAAAAATTTTTGTGTTCAAACATTCGTTGAGTCTCGCGACACACGAATCGCTTGTCTACTCTTTTATCGGTTGTGTGCTTGCTTGGTTGTCTAAAGGACAACTTTACACAGGCGCGTTGGTTGCATCTAAGCTCCCTACAAAAGATGAGGCCTTCGATCTTATTAGTAGATGTTTTAACGCCCTCGGAGATGGTGTCGTCGTCCCCGACCGCTTGACGGTGTACATACTTCGAACTTTAGACTTCGTGTATGGAAGAGGGGTTATTTCAATCATTAGGGAAGGAGCTCTAAGAGTTGTCTACCGCCTTAAGCACGCCACTGGAGGGGAGAGAGTCAGTGGTGTTAGCTTCTCAGCTGTGCCCGTTACGAAGGTAGGGTGCGTCCCAGAGAGTGTCACTCTTCAGACTCTCATTGATGATATTGTTGAGCGACGAGAGGGCAGCACGAAAGACGCACCGCTACAGCGCAAGGGAAAAAGCCATGTGACTGGTGATAAAGGCAAAGGAGTTAGCGAAACAGTCGTCGAAACTAGCGATGACAGTGATAGTGATTTGGAAGACACGAAGAGTGTTCAGGGTACCATGGGGAATAACGGTGACACATCGACAGAAAAACCCGACCTCATAGAAGTGGCCAAGACCATCCTACCCGAAGTTGTGGACGTGGCCTCCACTTCGAAGGGAAATAGGAAGTTGAAAGGGAAAGAAGTCAGAGAAGCACAAGGAGAACTCTCTCCGTGTGCTTACCTAAAAACTCTGAACTTGGGGGTTGTGACACCATCACCATTTGCGGTTGCGAGCGGTAAGGGGTGCACGCTGACTAACAGTGTCCGTGAATTCTATTACCTGCAAGAGGTTGCCCTCTTTGAAGTGTATGTCAAATGCATGAAGTACTACCAAGAAGCCAACGCCTTAAACTTTGATCGTGGGTTGCTGACTTGTAATGAAGATAGTAAACTCGTTTTGTACGACTGCGCTTCAAGAAGAATGCAAATGAAAAACCGCGTCTACTTTAAATCGTGGGAAAAAGTGTACAAGGAAGATGGTTTTAGGTACTGTTTCTCTTCTGACGGTTTGGTGCCTTTCACTAGCGAAACCGTGCGGGGAAAGAAGGTTGTTCTGCACGAGGACATTGCCTTTTTACCACAGAATCTCTTTTTAAGGGCTGTTAGTGGTAACAACTTCCGTTTCACCAATTCTGAAGTTAGTTTGCGGTTGTACGAGGCACCCCCGGGAGGAGGAAAAACCCACACGCTCATTGATCTTTTCTCGAAGTGTTACGCAGTCGTGAATGCTCTGGTGCTTACGGCGAATAAAAATTCTCAGATTGAGATCTCGGAGAAAGTGATGTGGAAAATTAAAGGTTTGAATATGGGTCAGAACGAGGAGATTCTTAGTGTACAACCTTACGTGTGCACCATTGATTCATACCTTATGCACTCACCCGAGAGAAAGTGCGAGATTTTATTCGTTGACGAGTGTTTCATGGTACACGCCGGGGAAGTGCTTGCGGCTCTGGAATTCACCAAGTGCAAAGTGGCTCTACTTTTCGGGGATAGTCGCCAAATACACTATATCCACAGGGGGGAGCTAGAAGCGAGCAGATTCAGTGATCTGAATAATTACATCGACGGAAGCGGTAGGATCTATGGGAATAAGTCATACAGATGCCCTTGGGACGTATGTGAGTGGTTAAGTAAACAGTATGAGAACAAAATTTCTTCGGTCGCTCACAACACCGTGGGAGAGTCGAGTTGCAGCGTGAAACTGGTTGAATGCGAAGAGGATTTGGAGATATCCCCACACACGAAGTATCTCACTTACACTCAGGAGGAGAAACATAGAGTTCAAGCATACCTGAATAAGAGGCATTTGAAATCTGAGGTGAACACGGTGCACGAAGTGCAAGGAGAGACGTACACTAAAGTGGATCTCGTTCGCTTTAAGTTTCAAGAAGACGCCCCTTTTTCTTCTATGAACCATATCGTTGTAGCACTTTCGCGGCACACTCGGTCCTTAGTATATAACGTGTTGGGAGCTCGAAGCACTGATAGAACTTGCGTGGAAATCGAAAAGATGAAGAAGATCTGCGAAGAATTCCGTAAGAACCCTTATACAAACACCTCTCACTCATATTCTATTAGTGGGATAACTCCGGCTCCCGACCACAATAAGTCGAAGCCTTGCTCAGCTCCTATAGAAATCATCAATTACTGGTTAGACGACGTGCTACCCGGATGTGGTTTTGGTGATATGGGGGATCCATCGGATGAGATGAGAAGTTCACCTTTCGAGTGCGGAGTTGATAATGTGGTTGTAACTGACGCCGCTCCTAAGGAGTCGGTGTCAACTCAACAGCGCGTTTAACTATGTCAAGTCACAAGCTATCCCGAAAAGGAAAGCTTCTCTGCAAGAGAACCTCTACTCATTTGAGAGCAGAAACTACAATTTCATCGACAGCGCTAAGTTTTCCGACCCGACGCTTTTTGGTTTTTGCATGGCAGAGAACTTCTTTAAACGGTGTTGCCACTTTGATAGGATAGCGGAAATCAAGAACGAGATCATTGCTTTGTCTGATGAAGGGTTTCGAACGTGGTTCGAGAAACGCGACGCTGCGCAACTGAAAGCGCTGTATAGGGATATGGAGGATCCTTATGACATAGAGATGGAGATAAATCGGTTTAAACTGATGGTAAAAAGTGATGCAAAAGTTAAACTGGATGCATCGAGTCTCGTCAAACATCCGCCAGCGCAGAACATAATGTTTCACCGGAAAGTTGTGAACGCCGTGTATTCGCAGTGTTTCGACGAGTTCAAAAACCGACTGATCTACGTACTTAAAGACAACATCAAATTGTACACGGAGATGTCGCTCGGCTCTTTCGGGGATATGGTAGGGAGTATGTTAGGGTACACTTGCGATTATAATGTCGGCGAAGTTGATTTTAGTAAATTCGATAAATCTCAGGACAAATTCATCAAAGCCTTCGAGAGGCGAATATATGAAAGTTTTGGTTTTGAGGCGGAGTTGCTCGACGTCTGGATGGAAGGGGAATACCTGGGGAAAGCAAGGACTCTCGATGGTCAGCTTGGTTTTCAAGTTGAAAATCAGAGGCGGTCGGGTGCGTCGAATACGTGGGTAGGAAACTCGCTCGTGACACTAGGTATTCTCTCTCTCTACTACGATGTGGAAAAATTTGATGCTTTATTCGTCTCAGGAGATGATTCTTTGATCTTTTCGAGAAACCCGATTAAGAACTACTCGGATACGATCTGCCTCGAAACTGGTTTTGAGACTAAATTCATGACACCATCTGTACCTTATTTTTGCTCAAAATTTCTTGTCTTCACAGGGAATCGTGTTGTTTTCGTACCAGACCCGTATAAGCTTTTAGTCAAGTTGGGCGCGCCCTTGAAGGACGTGTCGGTGGACTACCTTAAAGCTCTCTACGAGTCTTTCAAAGACCTTACGACGGATTTTGACGATCAAGTGGTGATCGATTTATTGACCGAACTCGTGCATTTGAAGCACAATTTCTGTAGCGTCTACACGAATACAGCGATTTGCTCAATACACTGTTTACGGTCTAATTTCAAGACGTTTAGGAGACTATACCCCGAGGTTAGAGGGTGGATGATGGTAAGCGCCATTTCGAACCTTATGAGAAAAATCCTCCCCGACTTCGTGGTGCGGAAATATCCGGGTGTGGCTGGAGTGAGTATTGAGTTCTTGTCAGACCTAAACTCTTCCGATCCACACCCTTTTCGCAATCCCGAGTCGGTGTTTTAATCGTCTATTCGGCTTCCGCGTGATCTATCACGGCGGTGGGGGGTGCTGTCTGACCCGAGGGTCGCGGGGTTGATGCGTGGAATGATTCGTGAGGTCTGTTGAAGTGTTTTTGGGGGTTAGTAAACCGAGGTTCTCGTTGTTGATCGACCTTCATTCGGGATACGGTCGGTAGCGCTTCCAACTCAGTCGGCGCCGGTCATTAAAGTTAATGGATTGTGGTTTGAAATTTCTTCTTCTTTTCTTCTTCGGTGACGTCGTTTTTGTCACGTTCTTTCTTTTTCTTTTCTTTGCAATCAGATCAAGGTCTGTCGGAAACGCCTTGCCAGAAACATCTTCGTATAGAACAACGGTGAGGTGATTATGGTGCTATTTGGGCTCGATTTCGGTACGACATTTTCGTCGGTTTGTGTGTACAATGACGGAGATATTTTCATGTTTAAGCAGAACGACAGCGGGTACATACCCACCTCCATTTTCCTACCAGACGCTTCGAAAGATATTAAGTTCGGTTACGACGCCGAGCTGGCTTTTAAACGGAAACTCAAAGGTTTGTATTATAGAGATTTGAAGCGTTGGGTAGGTTGTTGCGAAGACAACCTTGACACCTACGTTAAGAAACTAAAACCTTCATACGCTGTGCACTTGATGCACTACGGGGATGGTACGCTACAAACAGTCTCTATTGATGAATACGGTGGTCAGGCTGTAAACATGCGTGTACCCGACGCTATAGCCGCTTATGTCAGGTGTATCCTGTCGGCGGCTGAAAAGGCGTTCGGGATAGAGTGCACAGGCGTGGTGTGTTCGGTGCCGGCAGGGTACAACACAATACAGCGCACTTTTACTCAAGAGTGTGTATCACTCTCGGGGTATCACTGCTCCAGGATCATAAATGAACCCTCGGGAGCGGCTCTCTCTTCGATTTACGACTTGGAAGAAGAAGATCGGCAGTTGCTGGTCTACGATTTCGGAGGAGGTACATTCGACGTGTCGGCTGTCTATAGAGTCGATCAAACCTTCACGGTGGGCGCATCTAACGGGGACATGAATCTCGGAGGGAGAGACGTTGATAGAGCTTTCTCTGATATGATAAAATCGCGAGCGAACTGCCATGCCAGTGGGAACATCGAAGTGGCTTACCTGAAAGAGTGTCTGAGTAAGGAAACGGAGGCGATAAGGTTCCACTTCGAATTGGAAGGGGAAGCTTACGACGTTCACGTGTCGCAGGAGGATCTAAAAATGGTTGCCGCCCCCTTCATTAGGAGAACGGTAACTTTGCTAGAGGAGGTGGTTAAATTAGCTGGATTCACTGGGGAAAGAAACACGACACTCGTGGTGGTTGGAGGGTCTTCTTACTTACCGGGTCTTCACGAGGAGTTGAAGAAATTTTTGGTGGTGAGAAAAATCGTACCGATCCCCGATCCTCGAGGATCAGTGGCTATCGGTTGCGCGCTTTACGCTGACAGTATGCAATCTCCTAACGGTCTACTCTTGGTCGACTGCGCCTCGCAATCCATCGGAATAGCGGACTATAGGTGCAAAATGATGCGGGTGTGCGCGGCTGGGTCGCCGATACCTTACGTGGGTGAGAAACAGATAATGTTAGTCGATACTGGTCCAACGTCGACGTTCACCATTGCGATGTTCGAAGGTGACAGCGAACATTGCAGAAAGTGCACTAGAGTGTTCGTAAGTGACGTCAACTTAAAGAAGTTAGGGGTTACGCACAACGTCGCGAGGTTCGACGTAACTGTTTTGACGGAGGTTGATTCACTCGGGGTCATTAAGTGCTATCTGAAAGGAGGCAACGGTATCTTGGTCGACACTGAATCGAAACCGCATTACGATTTCAAAGGGTGTAACAGACCGAGCAGAAGAGTGTTGAGTTCGGAAGACGCGGACGAAGATATGGTTAAGTTCCTACTGATGACTAGTCGAACAGATGACGACAGAAACAGGTGTAGAAAATATGCTCAGGATATAGTGACTACTGTTGCTACCGGAGTGTCTTTCGTTGAGGCTTCTCAGAAGCATTCAAAGCTTATACGCGACAATGACTCAGAGGCCGTTGACTTATTGCTGGGGCGACCTTTTCAAGGTGTTCTACGGGGTGGAAGAGTCAAACGAATTTCTATTGGAGGCAGCTCAAAACTTTAATCCGTCTATGGTCACATGGGGACATAAGAAGGAAAAAGGGGGGGAAGTGTCGAACAAACAACTATTAGAAGCCACCGGGAATGATATACTACGTGAGTTGTGCCTTCTGCACTATAGCGTGGCTGTTTATGGTGTGGCGAAACAGTGCGGTGTGAGAGTCAACAGCGCTCTTAAAGGTATAGAGTGTTACACTGCGGAGGATTTAGCTCCATCAGAAGCGGTGACGGCAAAAACCAAGTTCGAGAGCGGTTGTAAGTTCAGTTTGAACGCCGTGGGTCAACACGTGATTAACAGACCTGCGGGAACGGGTAAAGCGTACGTGCAACACTTTTGGGCTCTATCTAATTCGGCTGGGGTACTAATAGGTCCATCAGAAATACTTAAGTACAAGGCTATCGTTTTCAAAGACACACTGGGTGTTACACCCGATGTGAATATAGAGTTGAAGCTGAAATCCTATTTAGCTTTTTGCGTCGCTTCATACAGGTCAGATTTCCTGTCCAAATCCGTAGATGAAAGGGTAGTTGTGGAACCCGTATTAAGGTGGTTGCGGGACTACTATTCTACCACGTCTTTATCTACTGACGCCTTTGAGAATCCTCTTTTGACGGGCTTATTCTTGGAGTTTGTGTCCAAGTATACAGTCTTCGACACCACTTTTAGGAAAAATGCGGCGAACGTACAGCGATTCATAAACGAGTATGCTCCACTGGTGGCAGAAATATGGGAGTACGAAGGGTCTCCTAAGTCTCAGGACTCTAGAATCATAGTAGGTTTACACCCCGATGATTTTTGTCGGAACCTCAGTACTTTGTCTCTCGACGACATGGAAGTGACGTTGGGAGGAATCGTGCATTCACTAGAGATCGTCATCGGCGAAAAACTTATGGATGATATCGACGAGATGATCGACGCTCTACTACTGCAAAGCAACCCCAATGTGGTTTACTCGCACAGGTGGGTTGGGTTTTTCGTGTATTACGGATTACACAGAACTAATCGAGATAGAATTGATAAACGACCTGACTATATCGATGTCGTTATATCGAAAAACACGACTGTGCGAGTGCGCATGGTAGAAGTCGAAAGTTTCTTCAACGAGTGTCAGCGCTGGAATCCCGGTATCAACGTACGCAGGAGTTTTAACGGGCGAAAATCTTGCGTGGCGTTCGAGATATTTAAACGGTTGAATTTGAAATTTTCACCGTTGGTTGAGGTCAAAGTGCCGGTGAATATGGAATACTTAAACGTGGACTACTATAAACAAGTAGTGTACGAAGGCTTGAACAATGATGAGATAGCTTACCTTAACATCGTTCGAAAGAAAGTGGACTTAAAATTGGGAGCTAAGCTATCCTTGAAATCGAAGGAACCAGTTGACAAAAGAATGCGGTCGACTTTCCTGGAAAGAGAGCGCAAGAGAAGTGATAATCAACACCTTCGTGTGTCTAAGATCTCTAAATCTTTAATCAGTTTGGGAGACCTTTGAGCTATTGTTTGAAACCTCCATGGACTCGGTCCAGCGGTTGAGTAATTAGAAACGATCAATTAACAATGGCGAATGATGGAGAAAAACTCAAAGGTTTCAACGCTGCTAACATTCTTAATGGTTTAGACGTCGATTCCATAGAACAATATAGTACTGAAGTATTCAATACTTCGGAAAACACCGAAATAAACAACAAAGTGTTTGCGAAAATCAAGGAACTCAATCATGCTAATGATGCTGACAAAGCCGCTCATATTTTGGCGGTTCTGACAAGGTTGGCCACCCGGAGTACATCGCGTAAAGTGCGCGACGACGGGAAAGGGTATATAAGGTACCCCATCAACGGAGTTAAATATGAGATAAAGGATAGCGACATATTTCCTTACATGCTTCAGTTGCCCTTGATAGCTTCAGTACCTAACGGACTGAGGAAGTGGGGTGCGACTAACGAGGCAGGTGTTGTGTTTGTGGCGATGAAGAAACCAAAATTATTCGAATCACGCAGAAGTACCAGAGCGGGCACGCCTATGTCTAAGGGTTACCTTAGCACCGACTTCCTAACTGGTTCACTGCCAGAATATTCTGAACTAGATAGAGCTACGATGAGGCGATCACAAGAAGTGAATCTCGATCGCGTGACAACAGACCTGTCTGGGAGTCTGATAAGTCTCAGCGATTTAGGGAATCAACGTTGCAGATAGATGGAACTTTCGAGACAATTCGTCTATATAATTCGCACAGCGGATTATGACTTCATAGAGATTACACGAAGATCATACCTTTGGACATTAACATTCGAACGAAGTAAAATGTCGACCGGTAAGCCTTCACTAACCTTAAGTGATATCGGAAATGTGTCTGTTAAGTTGGATAAGGAACTGAACGAAAAGGAATTAGCAATTGTCTCGGCTGGTTTAGTCAAGATTCTCACGGAAGAATACAAATTCAAAGCAGATGATGTGCTTTTGCACATGTACATGATAATGCCCCTGCTCAACAGAGTCTCAACTTCGGAGAAAGTGGTGGCTAGTCAGGCGGGTAGCGGGATATCATACACACTAGGCGGTGCAGAGTACGCTCTCAAAGAAGATATCCTCAGTAAGATAGCAGACTTAGTACCGCGGACAGGGAAAAACAACCTTCGATTGTGGGCTAGAAGTCGTGAATCAATGTATTTGGATGTGGCATTCGCCCAACCCGATCTTTTTAAGTGCGAGAGATCTCTAAAAGCCAACGCCCCTAACGGGTTTGCGTGGGCTTCAGCTGATTTCTTACCGGGAGTGGATCATCGTCTGACGGACGAAATGCGCGCTGCTATCGTGAGTTGTAGAAAAACTCTTTTGAAACGTAGTAAAGAAGTTAACGAGATAGGTCACCAATTGATCACACTCGAGAGATTGGGTGTTGCATCTTAATGTCGAGCGGTGAGAGAAAGACACCAGTTATATTCATCGACTACGATAATTCCTGGTTAGGTTATAGAGGATGCGTCCTCAATTGCGCTGGCATGGTACTGTCAGACTGTGATTACACGTGGGACGGGGTGGGGCTCGAATACGAGGCTTCGCCCGTCGATACCGTCGAAGAATTCTTTCACTCATGTGACGCCGAACCTGGTGTGCAAGCTCTCAGTGTGAGTAGGAATGATCTCATCAGTAGTAAGGAGGTGGTGGAGTATACATCCACTTTCACCATCTACCACGGTGGGCACAGAAGGACTGTAGTTACATTCGATAGTTCACCGATAGTCAACGCGTCCATAATGTACGGACAATCGAAACCGGTACCAAGTTTATTGGAGACTCTGAGAAAATTGAAGAGCTGGAAACTGAAACAAGTAACAGCTGTAAACTTGTGATAATCGTGACGGGTTTAAAGCCGAAACGAGCGAACAATGGATGGCAGCTCTGCCGTCATCACGATTATAATCTTTAAGTTTCAACTGAATTTCGAGAATTGTCGAAAAGTTTCACCTTTATTTCGGTGATGGCTTACATTTCTAAGGAGTTTGAGGAGTATGTCATCGAGAAAAAGGAAAAACTCTCTAGTAGTTTTGAAAACATGGTTTTAGGATCCGGCACAAGTTTACACGAGACTGTGGCTAAGTACAATGAGCTACTGCTAATCATCAACAGTTGCGTTAAACAAAGAGCTGAACCCAATAAGTGGAGTGAACTCGGCGGTCCTTCGAGAGATGTACGACTCGAATCCTTTAATAAGACACTCAATGAGTCGGTCGAACTCCTGATTAAAGCTGAGGATGCGATAAGTAAGCACCCTCGAATGTGTGATTACCAACGGGTTTCATCGCGGTATTTCATGCTTCCCGAAGGGCAGTCTCCAGTGTCCATAGAACGAGAGGTGCCCATTTCGAAGGGGTCATGATGTGCGTCAGGTGGGGCACAGCCGTCACCTGAGGGTATTTAATCAGCTCATCCTCCTTTGCGACTCGGTATATCCAAGTATCACGGTAATGGCTTACTTCACAACTGCTGTCGTTGCTCGCATAACGAACGAGAAATCGCACTTAGCTGAGTGCATCACTGCGGAGCGAATATGCACGCGTGATGGATTGGTAGAAGCGATAACAGCCTACAACATGCTAGTGATGGTGACTACGTCACTAAGCACGAGGTTGAACTCGTTCTACGTAACCTCACTCACCAACACCAGTAGACTATGTCTACTTAACAATGAATTGAAGACTTGCCTCGAAGGAGCCAAAGCGATAATACGCGAGCAGCTGTGTGCTCGTTACGCACTGGTCGATGAAAAGGAGTTTTTCCTATTCATCGAAAGGGGGTTTAAAGCCCTAAGAATTAAGGGGCTAGCACCTTTCGAGATAACAGCTTTCAATAAAGCTGTGAATAAAGTACTCGACAGGGAGTCTGAATACTGGGGTTTCAGAATCACCCCAACACTACTGCGACAACAGTCGCTGAGCCAGAGTAAAAACTACTCTGGCATCGTCAGGGAGGAACTATTCGGCAATCGCGTAGCGATTCTCACGAAAAGTTCCGAGCTGGTGCTGGAGGGGGACGAGCTGGTGGTGACACCTCGCCGTTCCAAATCAAAAACGGTGGTTTGCAACACGTCGTTGGAAGACGACGTTAAGGACGCGTGCGACTCCGACGGAGACGTGGCGTTGCGACAAGATTAGACTACACCTCGATCCTTGGATTGGAAGAGGTGTATTATTTGTGTTTAATATAAGTAAAATTAAAAACAAAACAAAAGAAGAACAATATAAAATAAAATAAAAATTTAAAAATAATAAATAATAGTGGGGACAACTACCTTTACCTCACATCATGTTAAGGAACCACAGAGTGGTGTGTTAGAAATCCCGTGATCATCACAGGGGCTAACACTAACGTCTGTATCATGAATAAGGACTATCGAAGATAGGTTCATATAGAACCACCCTGATAGTCTAAAAATAAAGGGCCG